AATTCCTGTTGTTGCTGTCCCTGCTATAATTTTAGTTCCTGTTGGCAAAGTAAAAGAGTTGCCATCTGCATTAATAACTAAATCCTTAACCATACCTATCGAAGGAGAAGCATAAGTCAAAGCTGTAGTGCCTGTTAAAGTCTTAGTAAATACTTGTGAGGAACTAAAATTAACCTCACTTGCAGAAATAACTTCACTTGTGGTAAATTCCGCTCCTAGTTTATCGTAGGTAACCGCGTCGTTTGCTAATTTACCTGTAGTAATACCTAAATCTTTTACTATTACTTGGTCAGATGCGATTTCAGTAGTTGAGTTATCAACACCAACCGTAAAAGTAATAGTTTCTGCACTACTTTGGTCTGTTGTAAAGTTTCCTCCACCGCTAAGACCGTTTCCTGCTGTAAGGGTTATTGTGGCATTATTCGGTATTGTATCTGTATTAACTACAGTCTCCGTTGCAGAAGTTATACCTGTAATGTGCCCATAAGTATCAAGAGAAATATCCTGTATGTATGTTCTTCCGCTGTTATTTACAGAACTCTGAGTAGAGGTGTCAGCGTGTGATACCGTAACTGACCCACTTGTACCACCTCCTGTTAATCCTGAACCTGCAGATACTTCAGTAATATCTCCTACGTTACTTGTATATCCTGCTGGGTTACTAGCATCGTACTTTAAATTTAATGCTGTTTGTGTTGCAGTAGATATTGGTTTGTTTGCATCACTTGTATTATCAACATTTCCAAGTCCAACATCGCCTTTAACTAAAGTTACTACTCCAACTTGTCCGTTTACGCTAATAACCGTATTAGTATCGTCTAATAAGTCAGAAAGGTCAATTGTAAACGTTGTTGAATCGTCTCTTGTAAAAGTTACAATTCCGGTAACCCCATCTAGAGTACCGCTTGAAATTGCTCTTGCATCCTCATCCAAATACGGAGCTAAATCAACAGTATCGGTGGTTGCATCGGGCTTGGTTAGGGTTAATGTATTTCCTAAGAGACTCAATGATGGTTCTGCGTACAACTCGTTAAAGTTGTCGTTAATCATGTCAAAGGCATCTCTTAATGGAGTTCCAGTCTTATCGTTAGCTGCTGCTCCAATATCTACTAATTGTTTAGCCATTTTTTATTTCTTTATAATTGTGTTCTGTCTGCGGTTAATATTGCGTTATCTGCTGTAAATGCTAATCCAAGATATGTTGTCATATCGGCTGTCAACGGAGTTACTGGTACTAATGACCAACAACTAGGTGCTGACGTATCGGGAATGTAAAACGTAGTGTATTCTTCGTCTTTGCCAAAACCACTATTGGTCTCGATCTCGCAATACGTTTTCCCCCAATTTATTGAATTTGCCATCTGTCTTTTTTAAGTAATTACTTAATTTAATAATGTTCTCTTTCTTAGGCTTGTATTGTTTCTTCTCATTTACAGTACCCATCCTTCGTATAAGCTGTCTTTATCAGGATATACATCCTCGTTATTATTTGTATAATATTCAGGGAATTTACTAGGAGCGTGAAAACTCATGTACTCAATGAATCTATTGGTATAGTACTCCGCATAATCCCTCTCCTTCGCTGTAAGGCTGTCAATTTCTTCTTTTAATGGTTGGGTACTATTTTCAGAGTTATGCTTGTAAACACCTCCATTTGCGATCGTATAGGCTGCGAATGGCAAATACTCACTCATAGCGAAATGAATCAACATTGGCTGAATATAGTCGTTGACCAATTCTAAATAATCCCCAGTCAAACCACTAGCAAGAATATCACTACTTATTTTGTCGTAAAGATCAGACCCTAAATAATTGCGAATATGTATCTCTTGCGCTAACTTGATGAAATGGATAAACTTATCGGTATCTACATTTCCGCTCAACGCTGTATTCTTTACTAAATCCGCTCTTTTTATAAATAGTGCTGTTGCCATTATTCTAGTTCTTCTATTTGTTTATCAACGCTGTCTCCCTTTGAGTTTTCATCCACATCCCCACTCGATTTTTTAACACCAGTTTCCTTCTCTATTTCAGAGTCGGTAGCTGCATTTGTTAAATCTGTAAACTCTAACGGTTGTAATGTTTTGAAATATATATCCAACTCAATCCCATTAAACCCTAATATTCTCTCCAATTCGTCAAGGATAGTTACTTGCATAGGTCTAATAACAGTATTGTCCATAAGCAATGAGGCTGTTTGCAATTCCTCTGCGTTATTACCTAAACCTGAATTATCTTTAATCCCTACCAACATCGGAGAAACGATACGGTGGGAAACCATCACCTTCTTCATACTCTCATCCGATAGGAATTGATATTGTTGGTGAGCATCGTTCAGTACTACCGGGTCTATTGTCGCAGCTAATTCTTTGCTATCGTTAAAAGCAAGGATAAACTTCCCGGCATTACTACTCCCACTAAACTTCTCATATATCGCCCTTTCAATGGCATCTCTCTGCTCTTTGTCAGGAGTACCGTTATTGAAATTAATCAACATTGATGGTTGAAGTCCGTTCTGAATATTGTTAATGTGGTAGTTTGCGATTTCTTCTTCAAGCTCGGCATATTGCAACCCCCCTTGATAATCGACAGGACTATAGTAATAGAATCCGGCACGATATGGTCTAATATAAAGTATCTCTAATGGTTCTTCGCTAAAGCCAAATGCCGGTATCCTTTTAGGTTTGTCCGTTTTCTTTACGCTCTCCCAATCGTTGCTAAAATAGTACCCCCGAATTTCGCCATCCATAGACTTCTCGGCTCTCAACATCTCAATAGGCATATGGGCTACCTGAACAATCTTAGTTCTGTCTTTACTGTATATAATTTGTAGAGCAGCTTGACCCATCATCTTGTAATCGTAGCAAACCTTTTTCATACAATCCTTCTTAAAGAGTTGCTTCATTTCTTCGTATTCGTTGGGTTTTTCCTCCGAATCCGTTGCCTCTAGTCCTCTACCATAAATCATTTCTGCGATTCCATTTACCGCAGCGTTATTAGTTGGCGACCCATTGTATCTGTCAATCAAGTATTGGAAGTACATATTATCGTCTCCATACTCAATCCAGTCATATCTTTTGGTTTCTACTATTGCCGGGGCAGTATAGGAGGAAAGATTAACTACATGAATAGAATCCTTCGCTTTACCGATTGCATTTTGTGGTTTTCTTTTAGCCATTACATAATTATAAATTCGTTATCGAAGCTATCTTCCTCGATGTATTCTTCTTTGTTGATGAAGTACTTGTCTAAACTAGCTTGATTGCTACAGTAGATTAATCCTTTGTATATCTCTTCGCTATCCTCTTCTGAAAGTTCAACGGTATAGGTATAGAGACTATCCTCAACTAGCGTAAACTCACCAGTCAATACCATATAATCTCCATTAAGCGTTTTTGTGGGTACTATTGTTGTAGTAGTCCTAGTGGATTTATCGTACAACTTTATGATTGGATTGTCAGCATCCTTCCTTGGGATGATGGTCAACGCTTGAATTCCTGATGTTGGTAATATTTCCATATACAAAATAACCCAACATTATTGAATTGTTTTTCTATTGACAAAAAAAAGGGGCATATAGCCCCCCTTTCTTATCTAGTATAGAATGTTACTAAGCACTTCTTTGTGTAGAAGCAGTATCTGTAGCACTAACCATCCCTGCGAATGGGTCAGCGGCAGTAGCTCCGGTTACAAAGTTGGGCATAGTAATTTCGTTAGCTGTAAAGGTCAATGTGTACCCATTCATATCCCCCATAGCAGTACCAGTAACAGCAGTACCGCCAGTTACTTCAGCACCATGCTCTCTGCCAACCAATAGTAAACTTCCATCAAACGTCTCAATAAAGATATGGGGTCTACCATAAGCCATTAGCTTCAACTCCTTATTATCTTCTTTTGTTAGTTTGTGCAATGTTACATTCACAACTTGCTCAAAGAATGTTGTTCCATTCTCTAAAGAGCTATTAATATTTGTTTCCAAGGAAGAATTTCCCTTGACATCGTATGTGTGGTAGGTAAAAGTCCCATCCATATCAGTAACTTCATCGGAAGTACCCAAAGTAATTGAGCCTAAATCTCCGTAGTCAACGAAATGAATTTTTCTAATACCACCTACAGCATCCTTACAGGGTTTCAATCTTCCACCAGTTAAATCACAAGCCATAGTATTTTTGTTTTATTAAAAAAGGGATAGGCAGATTTAGCCACCTACCCCTTCTTGTTATTGATTATATTTATTAGTTTGCAGCGTTAACGATACCATAGGTAACGATGTCCTCTACAACTCCGTACTGTACTCCTGCGGTAAAGCGCATGATTACACGAACGTTTTGACTACCATCTAGGTCAGCCATATCTAAAACTTTCACGAGGTTGTGGTCTGATAAAAGTCCAGTACCAAAGAAAATGTTAGATTTCTCTACAGCTACAGCGGTGTTGTCAGCAAGTCCATTTGCTACAAATAATTTAACACCATCAAAAGAAAGTGCGCCATTATTCCACCATTGAGTACCTTGTGCATTTACACCATTAGCACCTAATCCGGCAGCTCCAAACCCACCTAAAGCTCTTACATAAGCTCTAGCGATGTTTTGAGAAACGTAGATATACAAATCTTCTTTTCCGTAGATAGTAGAAGGAATCGCATCAACGATTTTTCCTAGCTCGTCAATTACGTTTAAGGCAGTAATTGTAGTTCCTGTTACTTCGTTTGCACTAGGCAAAAGAGCATCAGCAGCCAACAATGAGGTTAACCCATCAAATTGTCCGTTAGTTGCATTTAAACCAGTCCAAATAGAGTTTTCAGTACGTTGAGCAACTTTAGCTGCAACATGACCAATCAAGAAATCAGAGAAAGAAGGAGGCAAGTCGCTATAAGCGGAATATCCCATTTGGATAGCTTCCCAGTCTTGTACGAAGTCTTTTTTACAAAGTTGTAAGTTAACTTGTAATTCCTTTGGAGTAAGGATTCTTTCGGTAAGCGATAAAGCAGATGTTGAATCGAAGTCGCAAGTTCCATTTTTTACGATGTCGTCTACAGATACTTTTTTGATTACCTCTTTTAGTTTTACATTAGGTTTTACAGTAATACCACCGTTTGCGATAGTAGAACCTTCCAATAATGCAGCAGCAATATACTGTCCGGCAAATTCTCCGGCATAAGTAGTGCTAATAGTAGTTGATGTTGCCATTTTTTGTTTTTTTGGTTATTATTTGTTGTTAGTAATTCTTGCCATCACTCGGTCTAACGTAGTGGTTGGTTTGTTTTGTCCGTAACTAAATTTCATTTTAGTTTCTGTTTTAGCTTCCGGATCGTGCTTGATTGGAGCAGCAGCAGGAGCTTTAGACAATTCGCTAACTTGTTCAGATAGGTTTTGTTTTTCAGCTTTCAAAGCACTAAGTTCTGCTTTTACTTGGTCAAGTTCATTTTGTAATTCTTCGCTTGAAACAACAGCCTCTAGGGATTGAGGTTCTGCTTCAACTTCCTCTGATGCTTCGGGAGCAGCTTCCATTTGTTCGGGAGCAGCTTCTTCTGACAATTCAGTAGTTTCTTCTTGCACTTCTTCTACAGCTTCGCTAACAGCTTCAACAACTTCCTCGCTTACTTCCTGATTAGAAAGTTCCACTTGGGCTTCATCTTCTTTTGTTAGCGCAGACAATTTTTGAAGTATTTCGTTTAAAATAGTCGTTGCGCTCATAATAATTATTAAGATTTACTTAAAGTAATTATTGATAAAAGCTGTGTTAGATTTTCCCTATTCCTTGACCCTGTAAAGAACCATCGCAACATTTAGATGAGTACGTTTTATTATCCTTACAGATGCAGCCTCTTTTACCTCCTTTTGGTGAGGTTCTTGACTCGGTATATTGCTTTCTCTTTTTTATCATATCGCTGCATTTTGTGTACGTTGTATAAAAAATATAATATTCCAAATTTTAGCAGTACCACCATCAGCAGTTACTTTTGGTGTAAGACCATTTGCCAAAGCGTTTGCATCTATATAATATTGAAACATTATGTGTTGGTTTTGTGTTTCATTGTTTCCTTTATAAAAACCTAAAGACATATCTATCCTTTCATAATCTCCATCAACAAGTCTAAAGTCTAAATGTGTTTGATTAGCATTTGCTGCACTCTTTTTAAACACAACAGTAGCTATATAAACATCATTTTCATTTAAGCCTACAAACTTATTAGTTGCTGAATTATAAAAATCAATACTTGGATGGCTTCTCGTTACAGTTCCTGCGTTATTAGGTAAAGTAACCTCAACACCATCTGCAAGAAGTAGTTTAGTATTATCGTCTGAACCTACATAAAAAGTATCATTGTATCTAGCCCAACCCAAAGAGCTTACTCCTCCTTGTGGATATACGACTACTTGCCGCCCGTTATGACCCATATACAACGCATCAGAAGTATGGAGCATAGCCCCATCCTCTACGTTTACACTATTTACCTCTGTAATATCCGTATGTTGTACATGAACTCTATACGATGTGTTTTTTTCAGTCCCCATCTATTTCTCCTAATGATTTAAGTTTACTTTTTGACCAAGATAACGCAGACTTTCCACCCCAAGCATCATACATCAATTTGCCACATCCGTCAGAATAGCTCTTAGATGCGTCTAAATCTCCTGCATGGCGAGAAAGGAAGCTGTACATTCTTTTTATCGTAGATACCGTTAGATTCTCTTTATTTGCCAACTGGGAGGCTCTACGTTTCCCCACAGCAGTCCCACAAGAACCCCAACCGTTTTTATCCGCATATTCCAACGCTCTTTTAGCATTATTTGAAACGCTGCTAGGGTAATCACTAAAAGTCTCTAATTTCAGTCTTTTAGATGCAATGAAGTCAGCCATTTCGATTAATATTTCTTCGGCTTCGGTTTCGCTCATCATGTCAACAGCTCCCATATTAACCTTGTCCGTAAAGTACCCCTCAATGGAGAATCCCTTGACTTTGCCGGTCTTAACATAGTCATTCCAAACCTCATCATTATTGACCTTCATAGACACCATCCAAGTTCCGATTGGTAAATCCATATCGTACTTTCTGCTCTTGTCGTGGGTTTCATCCTCAATAATCCAACTCTCAACAACACTAAGCCCATTTAATTCAGCTTCATGTTCCAACGTCGACTTGTTTTGGTTGCCCCTCATCAAGAACAATTCAGAAGCCTTTCTTACCGTATCTTCTGAAAAGTAGATGTAATACTCATCCTCTCCATCCGCTCTATAGATGTTTTTATTGGGTACTAAAGCAGCCCCCATAAGGATTTTCTTTTCCTTGTCAACCTCCGCTAACTGGACTTTGCTTTGTTCGCTCAAAGCTATAAAGTTCTCTTGAATTGCAGGGCGGTCAACTATGCTTATAGCCTCTATCCCGGAGAACAATTCGTTTTCGTCAATAAGTAGTTCTATTATTCTCATATTATTAAATTAACCATTATAGTGATGCTGTGTTTGTAACAACTCGGTCAAGCTCTTGTTGGTTTGTCATATCTCTACTAACTACAAATGCTTTTATAGGTTGATTTTGCTGCATTGATACAGATTGTGCTAATTGTGATTCAGGTGATGCTCCTACCACATTAAAGTCGGGTGCTTCGACATTAGACCTTCCACCACCACCACCTCCGGAACTTGATGGGTTTCTGAACGAGGATATTGTAGTTGCTAAAATGTTTGCTATAGATAATCCTGCACCTACATTATTTCGTTGTACTTGAGCTGTGGCTAAAGTAGAGTATCTAGCTAAAGCTGTTGGGTCAATAGACTTAATTGCAGCAGTCGCAGCATATCCTGCACGAATTTGAGCATTTGAAGCTTGTGTTCTAATTACAATGTTAGCAATAGCTGCACCTTTCTCTACCAAAAGAGCTGCCTTTTGCCAAGACTCATTTTCACCGGCTAATGTTGCTAGTAACTGACCCGTTTGCTCAACGAATCCAACATACTCCATATCAACCCTCTTATTCTCATTTATAAAGTCGATATTTTGTTGTAGCCTCTGCTTGTTTAATTCAGCCTCTAGTTTAGCAAGGTTGAGTTCAGCTTCCGCTCTTTGGTCTACACTTAATAAGGCTGTAGATAGTCTTAATTTTTCAAAATCTATATCCGCTTGAATTAGATGGATTTTCTCGTCATGATACATTCTGTTTGCATCAAGTGAGAATTTTAAGTTGTTTACCTCTAATTCGTTCTTTTTTCTATTGATTTTTACTCTATCGTCATTTTGCTTTGCCTCTAATTCAAGCAATTTAGTTTCTGTTGCAGCATATATCTGAACCTTCACATCGGCTGCCTCTTGTTCTGCTTTGTTTATAGATTCATTATATTCTGCCCTAGCATCAGCCCTAAGTTTTTCATCTTTATGATCCTCCAAATATTCTTCAAGTCTTAAAGCCTGTCTGTCCTTGAATTGTTGAACTCGTATTTCCAAATCCTTTAAGGAGTACTCTCTCTGCTTTAATATCTTCTCTTCTTCCCCTAAAATAAAGTTTAATTCAGATTGTTGTCTATATCTTTCTTCTAACTCGGCTAAATCTAATAATCCTTGTTTGAATCCCTTCGTCCTAGCTCCACTCTTATCTTCTTTAGGCGGTGTTAGAACAACGCCTCTTTTTCTTAACCTCTCTATTTCTTCATTTAAACTCTTTATCTCAAGTCGTCTTTGAATTATATCTTGTGCAAATTGTGCCAAGGCAGATTGATTAACAGCCCTGCCTTCTTCGGAGGCTTTAACTAATTCCTTATCTTGCTTTAGTCTTATATTTTTTATCTGCGTTTCTTCCCTGAATATGTCTAATAATCTAAATGATATTTCAAGCCTTGCATCATTAGCAATAGTTTCGTCTTTTATTATGTCGGCATTTTGTACTCCAAATTGATTGAATCTTTCAAATATTTCCTCTAAAGCAACGTCTGTTGAGTCTAATAATTGAAGTCCATTCTGAAAGTTTCTTATGAAGTCAACACTAAAAGAATCGGCTAATCCTTCCGCTTGACCAGCAAGTAATTTTCTTTTGGCTAAGTTTTTTTCTACTTCTTTTGTGTTTTCCCTAAAAGCAGCAGTTTCTTCTTCAACCGCAGATTTACTTTTCTTAAACGCTTTTTCTAATTTCGGTAAAAATGATATTAGTAATTGAACAGCTATTAATACACCACCAGTACCTAATAATGATTTTCCTAACTCCTTTAATGAAGCTCCAAATCCCCCTGCATTTTGAGCTGAAATTTGCATCAAACTAACGATTTGACCCAAGTTATTCGCCATACCCTGAAAACCGTAGGAAGCATCAGAGGCAAGTCTTGATGTTTCTAGTAATATTGCGTTATTAAGTCCGCTAGTTGCTTTGTGTCCTTTGAGCGATGCTTCTGCTTGAAGGGCAGCAGCAGCCTCTTGTTTTAGTGATGTTGCTACAGCAAGGTTACTTATTTTTAGCTTTTCAGCCTCAATTCTAGCTAACCTCTCCGCTTGGGTGAGTAGCCTTAAATCCTTGGTTACTTTTGCTGCTCCATCACTAACTTTCTTCGCTCCGGTTTCAATTACTTTTACCTCAACAGCTATAATTTTCTTATCTGCCATAGTACTGTCTTTTTAATTGTTCCTTAACCCCCTTAAAATCGCCTACAGCTTTATATTTGCCCTTTGCCATATCGACATTCTCCGACACTCCGTACCATTCGCTAATCGAAAGTAATTCTAGTATTTGTTTTATCATTGCACTATTTCATCAAGGGTTATATTCAGTAATTCTAGTGTTGTCTTACCGGTATTAAGATTGCTTGTTATTGAATTAATCCGAAACACCTGATCCTGTATCTTAATTTGGTCGTTTAATTTGTAATTAACGATAACACTAGGTGGCAATAACGCTGTTACCTTAAACATTCTTTTAGTTGGATTAAACACGCTCTCAACATAGCTTTTGTAGAATACATTGTATAGTGAGTTTGTTCTCTCCCCGTAATTTATTCTCTGCCATTCTTCAAATTCTTGGTCGAAGTTTAAAGAGTAACTAGGAGGGGTGTCTGCATCTCCAGCATTACTGCTATTTGAAGGTCTCCAATAACTTGTCAATCCTTCGTTTCGAGGAAAACCATCTTGATCCAAGTAGAGATAGTTTATTTGCTTTGTGAGACCGGTCTGTAAAATACCGTAAAATATAAGGGGCTTTATAAGCAGTTTGTCGTAGTCTCCTTTTGGGAATATTGTTGGATATGCTGTTTCGTCTCCCGGAGTCTCTGAAAAGTCCCCTGTGGCACAATAACCCCATTGTATGTCGGTTTCTGAATCACCACCTAACGGTGAGTTTGACGTATCCAATATTCTCTCGTACTTTAGGTGGGAAAAAGGCAGTTTAAGCTCGTATTTAGTACCCCTATCAATAGTATATTCTTTGGTAATTGGATTCTGAAATGCGTTTCTAACATTGAATTCAGCGTCTCCAAACACCTCTTTGAATTGCTCGAAATGATTCTGCATCAACACCGAGTTTGTTTCCTCGTATTGAAACTTTATATCGGTAAATGGCAATACAGAATCAACAGTATGTTGCGTAGTGTCAAGATACTCGTCAATATCAATCATCCCTCCATAGTGGCTGTATCTGCCATCTAAATAGAAGTTGTCTAGTGTGTCAATATATATCTTACCATTTTGAGGTATTCTCAAATCGTGTATAAAGTATGCTGTTAGATTGAATTGCTTAAATAAACCAGTAAGAAAGTCGATAACCTTCATCTTTGGCATACGCTCTTGCAATAACATTTTTACTGCGGTACTTACATTTGTGTTTGTCGTATAGTCAAACTGAACGTTTGGAGCAAACGGAAGAATCCTAGTGAATGATACATCAACGGAAACTACGTTTAAATCGCTTTCCGATATAATATCTACTTGTATTTGCTCATCTGTTGTATATAGAAGTTCTTGGCTAGAGTAAAAGAAAGTAGATAAACTAGCTGTCTCATTATCCTCGGAGTTAAATGTTTTCTCTTTTGTTGAACCGGTAGTTAGATTTTTTATTACTATCTTGTATTTTACAGGATCAAGCCCCAATACAACCTCCGTATCTACATCCACCCTCCAAGCAGAGCCATTAAGCCCATTTATTTGCTGTACATTTACTATAGTACCAGTAGAATCTATTGATATTATTTCGTTTTCAGTACCAATGTATCCTCCAACGGTATACTTGTGAAGCCATTCCTCATCATCGTCAATATCGGTTATATTGCCACTCTTACTGTTGACCCACATATATAGATTACTGAACGCTTCTGAATTAAAGAAGGTGCTTCTGTTTACTCCGGGAGTGGTTTCTATGTCTCTAGTAAAACTTATTCCATATTTATCCTCAATAGCCTCGATTATATGGGCTAACTTGATTCCGGGTTTTAAATCTTCATATTTAAGCCCCTTCATAAACTTATCAGGGAAACTCGTGTTTTTGTATAAGTTTCCATCCGCATCTAATACCGCACTAGGAAATGGTTCAGAAGAATTGTAAAATAACCTTTTTTTAGACGTTATTAGTGGGTATATAATTGAGTTTTCATAAACAGTACCATTAATAAGGAAGTCTATGCCCTCTGTTAGCCCACTTTTAACAGTATCGTTGTCAAAATCATGGTTAAAATTGCTCAAATATGGTAAATCAGTAAGCTCATCATCGCCAATCATGTCTTTTAGAGACACAGTTGACCCATAAAACGTCAAAACATAACCGTGGGGCTTGTCTTGCTTCATATTTACACTGTTTAGAAAGACCTTTCCCTCTCTAAATGGCATATAATTAAGGTTTAGCTTTGCTTTTTTCTTTTTTCGAGAATCGTAGGCATTGCCCGTAATAAAGTAGTTGTAAAAGTGTCTAAATATCTTGTTGTTGGTGTCTGATGCCGGTACGGTGAATGTTTGCGTATAATCGGTAAAAACCTTGCCAATATCTCGTACATCTTGTATGGTTGATGTTAATTCTACAGTTTCATCGTCAAACAAGTCGACTAGCTGCATTATCCCATCGTTATCCTCAATATATAGCTGTAGTCTCTGCATTATCTAACTAGGTTTATTTCGCTGTAAGCATATTCAACGGAAATTGTGTAATTTATCAATTTCTCATATAATTCAGTCTTATATTCTACTCCGCTATCTTTGGCTGTTACTGGGAAAACTTTGTTGTCCTCGTGAATCCAAATACGTTCCGATAGGATTAATTGCTGCATTACCTCGCTATATTGCTCACAAACGAACCCAGTATTTAATGTGAGGCTCTTTTTAGTGTTTACATTGTAAGTTTTATCTGTATCTACCCAAGTAGGATAGAAAGTTCCTTTAGCTGTGCTAGAATGGATTGTATTGACCTTGTAAGATTCCCTTGTAACGTCCGCTCTCTCTTTTCTCCTACCAAACATCCAAACGTCTTGTAAAACACCAAATTTATTCAAGAAAGTAACTTTAAACTGGTCGTTTTTACATTCTTCAATATATGTTACATATACTGTAACTTGTTTGTTGTCTCTAGTAGTAATCACAACTTTGTCTGCTCCAACGGGAGAATACTCACTTACAGAATAAGAGGATTCTTCAACGTTAGTTATATGGGTTGTATCTGCTGTTATGTTAGATACGTTATCAGCGGAATAAAGAGTTGTATCTGCTGTTATAGGGGTCAAATTCTCCCCGTAAGGTGTTTTTTTAACGGAAACACCATTCTCAAACCATTCTGCATCATACATACTCTGTCCTGCGTACAATGGTACTCTAACTTTTTCACCCTTCTTCCAGTATATACAAGTATTTGACTGTTGTAGTGGTTCGATTAATTGAGGGTTTATTAAGTCCTCAAAATATCCATATCCTTGTGTACCCAATAAAACACCGGTCTGTTTGGTTTGAGTTAAATCGGTGAATGTATTTGTTACCTCATAAGACACCCAAGCGGTTAGATTTGCAAGTCCATAATCCCCATCAAACTCAACTTTTATATAGTCTTTAACTAATTCACCAATCTCAAACAAAATCGTTTCTTGGCTATTCAACTTTTCCTTGCTGATTACATAATTAGGATTATTTACATCATAGTTTCCTATAATCCCATCGTATATCCATAGCTTTAATGTTGCTGATTTTAATGTCGCCATAATTATAGTTTAAATCCGTAACCTCTTAATGCCTCGATAACAAAGTCGTAGTAGTATTGTGAATTATCCGCATATTTAACCTGTTCTTCTAACCTTCCTTCAGCCGAACATTCCGACCTATCTGAAAGTCCTTTTTCACCACTAAAACCTTCCTCACCTGAAAATATGTCTTCAAGAAACTTGTTAGCTGGTTCTGAGTATTTAACTACAAATAATTTCATAAAAAACTCACCGTATGGGGTTGCGCTTAAAAACGCTCTAAACCCGGCTATGTCCGACCTATAGATTGCGGTAGCTGTGTCATAGCCAATGTTATTGTTTAATTGGTAGGCAGTTTGTGTTGCTGCTGATGCTTCGTTTTGAAAGAACATATAGATTGTTTTAGTGGCATCGGGGTCTATTTTTCCGGGAAGTGCCAATTTCATGAATCTCTCTATGTTAGAGGAATTAACGTATCTGCCCCCATATATATCTTTCCACAACTGCGACCCCTTATAAAACTTAACTCTCTTGTCATATAAAACCGGATCATTGTTATAAAACTCCAATAATCTCTGCTTTAAAGTTCCTTGCGACATATCTATCAATGGCTGTTCGGTATTATACATAGAACCTGAATCATCAAAAACGATTATTAATTCTGTGAATTCATCAACCTCTTGTTCCGGAGGGGTATCAAAACTATCTCCACCCTCCGTAACTATACCGGTACATTCAGCAACAACAACGCTTCCTACAACACCCGATAT